ATAGTCGATTTCATGTTATCCATAATGGTATGATGGTTTGTTGGTTTTACCTAGTTTTCCTTTTCTAACTTTCGTTCCAGAAGTTTCTCCCTGTCCAGAAGGATTCTTTCCTGGTTTTGCCTTTCCTACGCTTATAGACTTAGAGGGTTTCTTTGATTCAGTATCATGCAGTTTAGCAGACTTACCTGCTTTCTTTGTGATTACTGATTCCTGTCCATGTTTGCGACCCAATCGTCGCATAACTTTACCAAAGCGACGCTTACTCATTCCCTTACCTGGAGAGGTTTGGTATGATACTTCACGTCCTTTAGATCCATCATCATATTTGTATTCACCGACACCCTTCTTATATCCGATGCCTTTCTTCTTGAGGTCTTTTTCGAGCCCCTTGCGGGACTCTTTATTCTTTTTTGCGTCTGTACCTCTGTCTGCACTAATGTTACCAGTCTGTTGTGACTTAGACTTTTGCATCATACGAGTAGTAGGGTTACCTTCCTTAAGGAAATCACTGAATCTCTTCAGTCCATCCTTCTCATGATACTCCCAGTGACCTTCTTTCACATGGTCAGCAGCTTTGTATAGAGGTTTGCCTGTCTTGGCATTCTTCTTACCTGACTTGTATCCTTGCCATGCAGGTGTGTTACCTTTCTTGTCAGCATTAGTAACAGTATACTCTTCCTTTGTTTCTGTCTTTCTCTTAGCAGCAGATGCTTTGTATAGTCTTACTGCTTGAGCATTCTTCTTCTTAGCACCTTCCTTATCACCAGCATGTGCTAGTTTACCACGCTTCTTATCTGCTTCCTTTGAAGCTGCTAGTGCAGTATCAGCAGAGATCTCATGTAATGTTTCTTCGTTGGTATCCTCTTCTTTAGGACCAGCAGCTTTTCTAACTCCTTTTTGCACATGGTCAACAGCAGCATCTTTGGCACCTTCCTTAGCAGCCTTGCCCAGTCTCTGCCCAAAACCAGCAGTCTTAGAACTACTACCAGCAGTGGTACCAGCCACGGATGCTTTCTTGGCAGCTGCCCCTCCGACAGCTTTGGTTGCTCCAGCAGCAGCACCAGCACCTTTGACAGCAGCTGCACCTTTACCAGCGACAGCACCAACTTTGGCAGCCTTAGCACCAACTATTGCAGCTTTTGTTAGAACCGCAGCAGTTGCTAATTCTTCATCTACTACTTGCTTAAAAGATTTAAGGACAAATGATTCCTTTTTAGTACTCATAATAGCTCCCTTGCCATGTTTCTTTTCAATGTTTTTCTTAACAATATCAAGTGCGGTAACACCTTTACCGTGCTCTTTTTCAGCTTGCTTTTGGTAAACAGTTTTACCTTTGGTTTTCTTTCCACTACTTCCAGAAGATGATCCACCACCTCCTTTCCATGTGCCTCTCTCTAATTGCTTATCCCTCCAGTGATCATAACCCTCTTCACCAAAGACTTCTTCATTGGTGTGTGCAAATGCTTTTCTCATTTTACCAATAGCATCTCCTCTAAGATGAGGTGGATACTTTGAGTCATCCTTCTTCTTCTTTTTCTTAACAGCATCACCCAGTTTACTATGTTCAATCTCTGGTTGATACCCTTTACCTTCTGCAGCTAGACTTCCTTCACCATGTTGTCTGGTATTAAGTCTATCTATAGCAGGGTTTTTCTTCTTGACGAAGGATCTATGAGCTGCGGATTTGCCTTTAGGGTTTGACACGTTAGCCACCTACGACTTGGACTTGCTCTACTACTACATCAGCACTACCAGCAGTCAGTTTAACTGCTCTATTAACTAGAGGAGTTTGACCTAGGATTAATTGTGCATCAGCATTAGCATAGTTTCCACCTGCACTAGATGAATCTATGTTGGTAGTTATGGTACCATCAGTTGTTGAAGCAACTGCTTTCCCACTACCTACAGCAGAAACAAATGCAGCAGCGTAATTTGTGTCACCACCATTCTGAGTAGAGATATAGTCTCCAGTCACAAACTTATGACCAGGAGTACCACCACTTTCTACAGTGATAACTTGAGGATTAGCACCAGTTGCAGAAGCAATTCGTGCATTTGCAGGTTTGCCACATGAGATCAACTCAGGGACACCAGCAGCGAGGGTGATTGCAGGTCCAGCATTGACTTGTATTGAAGACGCTGAAGTTGCAAGGACACGCAATACACCAGATTTAACTGTGATGTAGGCAGTACCCGAACCACTTACTGTTTGCGTATCAATAACATTTAATACTGACATTTTTAAAGAATACCTTTACTAGATTATTTATCTTGCTTTTGTTTTAAAAACTTAGCAAGTTCTGCTGTGCTACCAACAAACATGGTGTTGTTGGTGACTTGTTTATCAGATGAAGATCCTTTCGGATTCTCTATCTCATTAACTTTTTTATGAAGATCAGCAAGTTTATCAGCAACGTCACCGACGTGTTTGATCATCTGACCTGCTACTTCGTACGCCCTTGGTTGATCACTGCTCTGAGCCACTTCGAGGATACCGTCCACCGCTTCTTGACCCTTTTCAATAAGCGAGTAGAGGTTTGCCCTCGTGTAGTCATAGTCTTTCTTGAGTTGTTCCTGCGTCGTCGCTGGTACAATCTCCATTTTAGGCTCCTTCTTAGGAACGATAGATGTGTCCACGTCCAGAGCTTCTTCGATCCCATCAAACTTCATCATCAGTTCCTGTAGTTGGGTTCCATTGCTTGGAATCAACAAACTCACTTGTCAATTCATTAAATCCAAAGTTGTCATCTGCATCAGCAGTGACTGGATCAGGTTCAACCTGATATCTCACTTCACGTGGTGCATTAGGTGCTAACTCAGTCTTAGTAGAGTAGTCAAGAATTGCCTTCTTAATAACCTCACCAGACTTATCTTGGACAGGACCGTATAGGTAAGTCTTAGCAACAAATTGCAGTGTATATACCAGAGTCCTACGAGTATCGTAGTCACCTTCATATACATCTTCATAATCAATGGAAGTAAGAGTAACAGGGTAGTCTCTCTTCTCATCCAGTGTTGCAACTAGATTCAATGTAATATTAAAACTAGGTTGGAATACTGGAAGTATTTGTTCAAGAATCTGAAGACCATCGTCTTGATTCTTTGCCATGATTGCCAATTCAAAATTCAAATTATATGGTATTGGCATAAAACTTTTAAACTCTTTACCATCAGCTTGTGTATTTCTGATGTATTGAGTAGGAGATACTTTACGAGTTGCATCGTAATTAAACCCTTGTATCTCAAAGGATATCCTAGGAAGGGTGATCTGAGTAGTAGTCTTATTAAGACCTACTTGATTCAACCTCTGTAAGAATTTCTGACGAGGACCATATGCCAGAGGTACTTTCATAACCTCTGTCTTTCCCGAAGTCACACGACGCAATTCAATATTATTGAACAGTGTACCAAAACCGACTACTGTCTTCTTGATAATTTCGTGATATGAATATGTGCCTAACATTAGATACTACTTCCTTTATTTCCAAACTCTCCAAAGGGGTTACCCTCAGAGAAATCAATGATAGCATCTGACTGAGTTTCTATTGCCCAGTTAGATTGAGACTCATCATTAGTATTATTTAGTGTATTATATGTAGCAGAAGTCCACGCAGCACTAGATGTATTACCAGTGAGAGTCTCAGGTATACTAAAGATACCAGACCTATTATACACTACCAACTGACGTGTAGCACTATTCCAAGACTTAACTGTAGCAGTTACATTAGAGTTACCACCTGTAACAATCTCCTCAGCAACAAAGTCTCCACTACCACCTTCAGCAACATTAACACTTATTGCATTGGCATAGTTGACCTCAATTGCATCAACCTCTGCGATTCCTGTATCGATGTCCTCGTCGCTGTACTGGAAGAGCTCACAGCGTAGTCCCCAAGTATAGATTTTACCCAATGTGAAAAATGGTACTTCATACTCGACAAACTGGATCTCAAAGATCTTATTCGCCAAGGGGAAGTATACGAGATCGCCTTCATTTGGTCTACCCTCTACTATAAGTGTGGTGTTATCGTCAACAGCAGCAGTGAAACGAGTCCTTGATATAACAAAGGTTACTTGTCAGCAATCTGTACACCAAACTTGGTGAACATGTCACCATCTCCTCTGAATCCTGAGTTGTCTTCAATAAAAGCTTCTATTAAATACGCACCCTCAAACTTTGACATCGTATCTTCACCGAAGACCGTATCTTGTTTTACTAAAGTCCTAGGGATATAGTATACATCTCTACCGAACATCTTAATCTGCTCATTAACAAGACTTTGTGTTAAGTCTTGCTCTCCTGTAGTGCCTTGAGTAAAGTAAGTGTTAGTAGCCATTATCCTATCATATCAAGTGGTGGAGTTTCCCATTCTGTACGTAGTTGCTCATCCAAATCTTTTAACTCTTGGACTGCATCATTGTATATCATCTCTCCATTTAACGTGACACCACCTGGCATCTGAACGTTTTGGAATTTGGTCATATTCTGACCCCACTGCTTCTTAATCTTAGCAGCAGTATAGTCCTTGACCCACATGTTGTCATAGATCTCTGTCCATGTAGTAGGATCTAATGCTCTCCATGCTTTGATAAGAAGATACTGATCGATAACAACATCAGTTGTCCAATCCATATCAAGATATAATCTATCCTGTGTAGCAATATAACGAGTAGGTTTCA